TTCACCTTACGTCCGAGCCGCTGGAAAAACTGTTGGTGCCTGGGATGTCTCACCGTCGGGGGTTGGATTGGGGCTTCGGTCCTGATAACGCGTTCTGTTGCGTATGGGGGGCGAAGAACGGCGCGGGCGATTGGCTGATTTACGACGAATATTACTCGACCGATGATCGCCGAACCGTCCATGAACACTTGAAGGCGATCGCTGACAAGACGCTATGGCCGCGAAACAATTCATGCTACGGGGTGACGTATGCCGACCCGTCCGACCCGGGCAATCTCCGGATTGCATCAAGGTTTTCGCAGTATCAAGATGGCTACGAAAACTTCAACATGCAAGCGGCATCGAATCGAGTTCATGAAGGAATTGACCTCGTAAAGTGGCTGATGCAAACCAACGCCAACGGCAAACCTCGATTAATTGTCCAGAAAGAGAAATGCCCAAAACTGGTTGAGCAGTTGCGGAAGTATCGCTGGCGCGCCGGTAGTGAACGCGGTTTAAATCCGACTGACGCAAGGCCAGAACCGCTGAAGAAAGACGATCACGCCTGCGATGCCTTGCGGTATCTGGTATTCAGTGACGCAAACCAGATCGGTATAACCCCAGAGGGCGTGAGGAAAACCCAGCGGTATCGGGATTACGGGATTCAGTTCAAGAGGAACGAATAGGCGTTAAACATGACCAGTCCACTATTTCAAGCCGCATGGCGAACGCTACAGCAGTCCTTCCGTGAGCGGGCCACAATCCGCGAGTTGGGCCAGCAGTTGAGCGCGCGGCGCGGCGGGTCAACAGGCATGATGCGCCAGGTTCGATCGCTGATGCATGAGACGTCTGGACTGTCACAGCAAGCGAGAAGTGGACGCGTATCCGATTTCGTTCGCGAAAACATCATTTCCGAAGTCCTGCGTCAACTCGGTCCGGTCGGCGAACTCGTTGGGGCGATGTTGCGACCACAGGGCGAATCGCTGACTGATCGGATTAGCGACGAAATGCGCGGGGCAATGTCGCTGATAAGCTGGCTGGATCAGGCGCATACACCGGTGCCCGCTCGGCCAAATTGGTTGCCGCGACGACAACTGCAGCCAGCGACCAGATCAGGCAGCGGCGGAAACGGATCGCGACCACCAGCAAGTCCAGCCGCGCCGAGTGCTCCACAGCCGCCGCCAAACCAGACTCCAGGTCGAGTGAATCTGCAGGTATTCGGGCGCCGATACAGCGTTGATGATGATGATCCAATTGTTACTGGTGCGATGATCCCGGTTGTCAGCTCGAACGTGCATTCGATCGGCTACGAATGGAATTACGACAATCCTGCGAAGGGAACGCTGAAAGTACGGTTCCTTGAAGGGAAGGCCAAGAAGTCGGGGACGCGCGCGGCTGGGCCACTCTACGACTATTTCGGCGTGCATCCCGAGGTTTTCATGGCATTCCAGCAGGTTGCATCGAAGGGAACATTCGTCTGGGATCGGCTGCGAATTCGCGGTACAGTGACCGGCCATCGATTCCATTACGAACTTGAAGATCTTGGCAGCACTAATTACGTTCCACGAAAGGCGACACGGCTGGGGCCGAACGAACACTTCCTGAAGCGGCAGTTTACGGATCGGATGACAGGACGAACCCACACGAGTCAACTTGAAGATGAATTTGTTCAGCGGCTTGGCAATAATCGGCATGGGCCACAAGGCATCGTGCCAGGCAGAGGAACACCAAGGCGCGGGGCGCCGAACAGGGGTAGGCCATGATTGAAGCACGAGAAATACCGGTCGACACGATGAATCTCGAAAAGATTGATACTGGCATGGTGCCACTGCCACAAAAGCCGGTACCGGCCGCAAAAGGGCAAGAAGTCTTCGGTATAGCTTTGGAAGACTCGAAGCCGAACGAAGATGGTACACATACTGTTTGGGTTGAGATCAAAGGCATTAAACGCTGAAGTTTGTCGAAACAACGGGTACTGGAACAACCAAGCCCGATGAGTCCCACACGAGGACTTGTCGGGCTTTATTTTTGGCAGTGGATCAAAAAACATGGTCACAAACGGCAGCACGAATCGCGTGGCATCATTCCTACAGAATCAACCCACGACTTTGCCGATCGGTACAGAATTCGGGGTCAGGCAGAATGATGGGCAGATCGACTGGGTCGCTCCCAATTCCGGGGCGTATCCGTTGGCTCACATCTCCACGTTTCAGGCGGTTGTCACGACTGCGGCCAGAACGTACCGGGAATCAGACGAAGCGATTCGGGCAAACCTCGACAATGCCCGCCACATGCGAAACGATTGTGGTGTCATGGAATGCCTGGAAGCTCGCCAGCGATGCACGTCGCTGCTCGATTGGCACATTGAACCAGAGGACGACAAGTCGCCGGAACAGAACGCTCTGGTTGGTGACATGACCAAGATCCTGTCCGAAATCTGCCGGTTTACCGAATATCGGCGGGTGCTGTTGGAAGGCATCTGGTTCGGCAAATACGGGATCCAAAACCGCTACGGGTGGCAGAACATCGGCGGGAAAATGCGAGTCCTCCCCACTCCGCGGCACACGATGGAATACGGTTGGATGCCGATCAACGGGGACAAACTGGTGTTCCGGTTCGACGACGGAAATTTGTCTGACGGAGCATTCGAGGGCCAAATGGGAATCCGCGTCGGCATGGCGAACTATGGGCGTGGTGACACGATCAAAAACCGCTGGCAGGTCGAGGCCACCGAGCGAGGGTTGGCGTATTTTCTCAAGGAATCCGAGCAGCGGCTTTGCGTCGTCCACAAGCACCAAATCGAAGACGCGGCGTTTGAGGATGTCATGACGGCCAACAACCTTCACGGGGTTGGTGTCAGGTCGAGAATCTATTGGGAATGGTTCCAGAAGCAAAGTTGTCTGGCATTTCTCATGGAATACCTCGAACGCTCGGCGGGCGGGATCGAACTGTGGCATTTCCCCGCCGGCAACAATATCGCGAAAGAGGAAGTGAAAGCGGCGGCCGTCAACCGCATGGGCGGGCAGCGGAACATCACGTTGGTCCCGATCCCAATGGGCGATGACGCGCGGCAGTATGGCGTCGAGATCATTGAGCCTGGCATGGCGGGGATCGAATGCCTGAAAGAAATCCTAGACAAGTATTTCGGGCATCGGATCAAACGGTACATCCTGGGGCAGACGTTGACTTCGGAAGCGGATGCGACTGGCCTGGGGTCAGGGCTGGCGGATCTGCACCTTGGGACCTTCCTTGAAATCATCAAGTACGACGCGACGAATCTCGAGGAAACCCTGACACGCCAACTGCTCAGGCCATTGCAGCAGTGGAACTTCCCACGATCGCGGCATATCCGGCTCAAGTTCAAGATCGACACCGAATCAAAAGACTCGAAGGCGCGGCTCGAAGCGTACAAGACCGCCTACGAAATGGGTTGTGCGATCAAGGAAAAAGACGTCATGGACGAGATCGGCGCGGCAATGCCCGGGCCCGCTGACAATGTACTGAAGAAATCCGAACCGGCGCCAATGGGCGGGATGGGATTGCCAGGAATGCCTCCGGGCATGGGCGGAAATGCGGGCGAAGGGATGCCGTCAGCCAACGAACCAAACATGCCAAATTCGATGGAGGCCGATAAGTTTGGGGCACGATGGCGGCCGTTGTTCAGCAAACCACTGTCTGATCGTCGCGAAGCCGACGCGATTGCGCGCAGCCAGCCTGGGCTTTCGGTTACTCAGTCTGGGTCAGGGTGGCAGGTCGTTTGTAAGGTTTAGAACATGCTCACAGGTCATCATCAGCAAATGATCGCCGACTGCGTACGGCAGGAAGTCTCCCGGTATTCCAGCCAGTGGATAACGATCGGCGGCCGGAACAAGGACGGCGAGAAACACGAGGGCGGTACGCCTGTCGAAATCAAGGATGGTGCAATCGCCAAAGGACCGCCCTCGCTGAAGGGCGAACATTTGAGCGACCTGGGGGACAAGTCGAGAAATCCGATTCGAGCGGCAAAGGGGGCTCACGCTGCCGTAAGCGGAAAAACCGGTCGAGAAGTTTCGGCATCGCAAGCGAAATCATTCGGGGGTGACCAACGAGTCAAACAGCATCAATCAGCATTGCAGGCGTCAAGGAAAACAGGCGTCTCAGCAAACAAGATTCTGGGGCTGATGCCAGACGCCCACCGATTTCTCAGCGAGCAGGACGGGCAAAGGGAAGTCGCCAAAGCAGAACTCCGAAAAAACATCGGCATGAATGCTGGCGAAATGGCACGGCACGAAAACAATTACAAGGATCATTCGACGGTCAAAAACTGGGACACGGCGTCGCGAGACATCGCTGACAGGTATCCAGAACTTGGATTGCATCCAGAAGACAGCGAGACACCAGCGAAAATGTGGGACATCCTGCGAGAAGGGAAAAAGGAGCATCTTGCCCTTCACGATCAAAGCGTGGCGGACCTAGCGGCTGAGTGGTTAAGGGAGTCTCCGCGATCGAAACCGCGTGAGCCCGGCGACGACGAATGGGAACCTGGCGGTGAGTCTCAGGATGTTGTGCCATTTTCGCGAACAGCCAATTCCGTCATTTCCAGAACGGTCGCAGCCGAGCTCGCCAAGTTTTCATTGGCACGTTCAATCGAACGCTCGCTGTCAAAGTTTTCTGCCGACTTCAAGGAATCTGATCACCCGCGCGACGATGATGGCAAGTTTACGGGCGAAGGTGAGTCAGGCAGCGAAGTTAAATCACATGGCGCGGAATCGCCGGAAGAAACGGAAGCGCCTCGCATCGCGACAAAAGAGTCAGACTCACATTTCGAGCACTGGCGAAACAAACACGTCAAATCGAACCTGACTCGCGTCGTTAAAGCTTGGGCCGAAGACAACGACGAGGACGACGATGGCGAGCCGTTGACGACCATTGATCGTGATGCAAAAGAGCAGATCATTGAGCGCCTTACAAAAATGAAGCCACTCGAACTGGCGGCAGTGGCAAAGGAACGCTACTGCACGACAACGCCAGAAAATTACGAGAAAGCCGCTCGGGAAACTATCGCGCACGAGAATCCACAAACACTCAGAAATGTCGTCCAGTATTTCTACCAGAACACACTAAAAGATGGTTCGACGAATGGATATACAGATTCGCAAATCAGTCAGATTCTGGAAGAGTCCGGCAAGGAAGATAACTGGGAAGATGTATGCGAATATCTGGATTGCACGGAAATGGCGCTCGCCAAAGATCCGCCCTCTAAAGTGATACATTCAATCATTGAGGACGCGAAAACCCTGGAGGAATGGTCTGATTTGCGCGACGAATTGAATATTGAACCCGATCAAATCCCACTGAAAGAATTCCATCACGTCTCAAAGGAACTAGCCAAGCATCTCAGGAAGCGAGGTGAGCCGATAAAAATGTTTCACGGACTGCATCTGTGGGGTCGAAAAGACAAGTCGCCAATGGAAGAACATCCGACATTGAAGGAGCTCGCGGACAAGGAAAGATCGAAACAGATTTCGGAAAATGATTAAAAATCCATGATCCGCTATTGACGCTGCTCACAAAAATCTGTTGAGTGTGCGTCGCCTGAGACACACACCCGGGAACTGGGCCTCAAAACTCAGTCCCCGGCGTCTCTCAAATAAAACACGGTATGAGAACAACTCGGCCGCTGCCCTCTATGGGTCGCGGCCTTTTTCGTTTTGTGGAGCTGCCAATGACACTCGTTTTCAATGGTCACGATATGAGCGGTCCGACCGCCAATCGTCCCACAAACGCCGACATTGGGCAGCCATTCTTTGACACCACACTCGGCGTCCTGCTCGTCTGGAATGGAACGATCTGGGATCCAATCGGCAACGAGATGGCCGTTACGACGGTTGCTGCGGCAGGCACGAATCAGGCCACTGGCGGATTACTGGTCGAGGGATTCAATATTGTCACCAGTGCCGATGGCACGAAGGGAGTGACGCTTCCCGTTGCCGCTGTCGGGTTGGAAGTTCAGGGTTACAACAATTCCGCTTCCGCACTGCCCATTTATCCCGCGGTGTCCGGAACACTGAACGGTGGATCGGCAAACGCATCGGTCACAATTGCCGCGAAAAGCAAATTCACACTGGTCGGCACGTCGGCGACGAACTTTGCGATTGGTTACACCGCGTCAACGGTGACCTCGCTCGCTGGGACTGGCGGCGCGCTGACGCTGCCTGCAGGTGCCGACACTTTGGTCGGTCGAGCCACAACGGACACGCTGACCAACAAGACATTGACGACTCCCACGATTGCCTACAACGCAGCCAATCCAGCAGCGGCAGGCACGACGCAGGGCACGGCCACTGCGATCACGACACCAGCGCCAGGAGTGCTGCACGTCACCGGGGCCAACGCTACTGCTGGTGTCGCGCTTCCAGCCGCAACCGCAGGAGCTGTGTATCACCTGAAAAACGACGACACCGCAAACGCCGTTTTGAAGGTCTATCCAAACGGGACCGACACAATTAATGCCCTTGGCGCCTCGAACGCGATCAGTCTGGCGGCCAAAGTCGCCTGTTCGTTTTTCTGCACGACCAACGGGGCGTGGTATACGAGTCCTCTTCTCCCAAGCTGATTTTAATGCCCGCAGTCGCTCAACCATCGAAGCCGAAAATGCTCGTTCCACCCATGCAGGGCGAACGGCAATCGGCTTACGTCTTGCGAGCGAATCGAGCACTGCAAAAGCAGATGCCAAATCTGCGGGAACGAATGTCGCGAATCAATCAGGAGTGGTCGGAGTCGGGCGCCGAAGCCGAGCTGCAAACCAAGGCACGGGCGGCTTTGGCGTCTGTCGTCGACTGCGATCCGAACGACGTCGAAGATCATTTTGTGATTCGCAAAAACAAGCCGGTTTTCACGGAAAACATTGGGCGAGACCCGGCGGGCAATGAAGCTCGATACGACGCGACAGCACTGGCCGCAATCGTCGACCGATGCAACAAGCGAATCCTTGATACCGGCGATCTGGCTGCACTGTCGATCGGCCATACGCCTGACATGGACCAGATGGAAAAAGGCATGCCGATGCCGCCGATGTGCGGTTTGGCTGGTCCGTTCCGTCTCGGTTTGATTGGCGACGAGAAACCGCAATGGGCCATTTTCGCCGATGAAGCGATTTTCAAATCCGACTGGCCGGAAGTGATGAAGCGGCCAAGGCGGTCGGCGGAAGTCTGGGTCAAGCCAAAGATGGCCGATCGCGTGCTTGACCCGATTGCGGTTCTCGGGAGCGAAACGCCAGCGCTCGACCTTGGGCTCGGCAAGTTCTCACGGCGTCTGGATATCGCTCGTTATCGAAACGTCGCGCGGTATTCGATGGGATCGCTGCCAGGCGGATCAAATACCTACGCCGAGAAATTCTCGGAAAATCAGCAGTCAGGTGGAAATATGGACCCGCAGGCCATTTCTGAGATCGTCAAAGCTGTCGTTGAATCGCTCGTTGCGACCCCTCAATGGCAGTATCTGACCGATCAAATGCAGACCAGTCAGAACCCGGTACCAGAAGCGGCTGATGCTGGCCCCACGCCGGCTGCAGTCGAAGACCCAAGCAATCCGACTAGAAGCCCGGCGGATCCTACGGCGGTTCCTGCACCAGGCGCAACGCCAGAATCTCCGGCTGCGGAAAAGCCTCCCGAATCTCCTGCACCAGCGGCGGCCGAGCATGAACAACCAGCCGGGGAAGCACCAGCGCCAAAACCACCAGAAGCGACCAGCGAAGCCAAGCCTGCCGAACCCGCTGGTGAAAAACCGCCAGAAGCCCCAGGCGAGAAACCGGTTGAAGGCCAACCGGAACCGCCAAAGGCAGAGCAACCTGCGAAACCTGCTGGCGCGAGTCCAGAAGAAGTTGCCGCGATGGGTGACGATGAAAAGGCTGAATACAGTGCCATGAATCCCGATGGCCAATGCGGTTACATGTGCGCGAGACGACGTCACGCGCCGGCTGGCGGGACGGCTGCCAAGTTTTCGAACGCGACGGAGCGGGCGAAGTTCAGCCGCATGGAATCCGAGAATCATTCGCTCAAAGGTGAGGTTCAAGCGTTGCGGGCTGACCGGACCTATCGCGAACGATTTTCGAAGTTGCATGACCTGAACGTCGTTCACGAATTCGATGTCAATCAGGAAGCCGATGAATGCAAGGGCATGACCGACGCGCAGTTTGAGAATCACTGCAATCGAATCGTCAGCCGGTATTCGCGGCGCGATCCATCAGCCGGAATGCCTGATCTGTTGTTGGAACCACTTGACCCGCCGGAACGAAACGACGACGTCAAACGCGAGAAGTATTCACGTCGCGCCGTCGAAATCGCGTCGAAGGCGGATGGCAAATTGACATGGGACGAAGCCTTGCAAAAGGCACGAGAAGAACTCGGCTGACAAAACCCGAACCCTAACTGCGGTATGAGAACAACTCGGCCGCGATTCCCAAACGCTGGGACTCGCGGCTTTATTTTTGATGGAGTGAGCAATGAGCGCCGAAAACCCCATGTTGATGCAAGCGAACGGCACGATTGTTATCGGCTCGCTCGTGGCAATCGATTCCACTCGAAATAACGCGGTGATCGCCTGCAATACCGGCCTTAAGCCGTTTGGTATCGCACAGATGGGATCGCGCGACGCGTCGATTCCTTCGATCACGACGAACCCGCCAAACGCCGCGATCGTGAATGAAGCCGTGCTGGTCTACCCGATCGGCCATACGTGCCTTGTGCGAGTCGGGACTGGCGGGCTGTCTGCCGGAAACGACGTAAAGTCAGGCGACTCGACCGGCGTTGGCGTGGCCTGTACCGAATCGTCCAGCGATGAATGGTCGGTCGGTCAGGTCATCGAAGCGGCAGCCGCCGGTGAGTATGCCAAGATCGTTGTCATGCCTCGCAAGATCCATGCTTGATTGAGTCTTAAGGAAAAGAAAAACCCGCACTGGACGCCAATCCAATGCGGGAGTCGAACTAACCCGCGGCGAACGCAAGCCAGCCCTGAACCAGCAGCAAGCGTAACACAAGCCGCCCAATTTAGAAGGGCGTCGGATCGTGACAAATCCTGCTGTTTATCCCTCCGGTAGTAATACCTATGTCCGCGATCACGAGAGCAGTGGTCGCTTGACGGTGGACTTCTCGCGTAATCCCAAGAAGTTCAAACTGAACCAATACATTCAGATTATCCCCGTCAAGAAAGTGACTGGGTATTACCTGAATATGACGGTTGAGGAAGCTGGTCGTCTACTCAATACAGACGGGGCGGAATTCGCATGGCCGGACGGCGCGGACGCTCCAAGCGGTGCGGACGGGACCGAATCGGCGCAGTTCCTGGAGTTTCGCTGCCAGCGTAAGGCCTACGCAGTGCGACTCGGGGAAATGGCCGTCGATCAGGCGTCGTGGGACATCAGCCAGCAGCACTTGAACATCAAGGCGCAGCAGGCCATGACCTCGCGAACTCAGGACGTGGTGACCGCGCTCACAACAAGCGGGAATTGGGCGGCTGCCCATACGTCTGCGGTCAGTGCGATCAGTGGTAACAGTGGCACAATGGCCGCCTCGACAACCGCACGGCAGGACATCAAGCGAGCGCTCAATACCGGTGCTTTGCAGATTCTGCAGGACACCTTGAGCGCGATCGATGAAAAAGACCTGCGAATGATTTTCGGTCCGTCTGACGCGGCAGCGATCGCCGAATGCCAGGAAATTGTTGATCACATCAAGGGCTCACCAGACGCACTGGCGCAGGTTCGTGGCGAGTTGCCAGGCCGAAACCAGCGGTTTGGGATGCCTGATCGGATCTACGGTTATGACGTGATTATCGAAGACGCGGCAAAGGTCACCAGCCGCAAGGGTGCCACCAAAGTCAACGCGTTCGTCTGGCCGCAAGGCTCGGCGGTCATGTGCTCGCAGGTCGGCGGTTTGATCGGTGTCGAAAACACACCGAACTTCTCCACAGCGGTTCTGTTCGTCTACGAAAAGGACGAAATGGCCGTCGAGAAGCGATACGACCAATGGAACAAACGACACGACGCGCGAGTCGTGGATAACCGGCAAGCCCAGGTGATCGCTTCCGCTTCTGGATTCCTGTTCACCGGCGTTCAGTGAGATCTGGCCGACGGAATTAATACGGTTCAGGTCTCACTCGTGGGGCCTGAACCCTTTTCGCTTGATTGGACTGGTTTTCAAAATGCCCGCTTACGCGACTCCAAACGACATGCTCAATCGCTTCGATGCGAATGTGCTTGGCGATTTGTTGCCGGATAACGGGGTTCAGGAAAACACGACGCAGATTGGCACTGATGCGAAACTGGCGGCGATTTTGGCCACTGCCAGCGGTGAAGTTGAGTCAGCCTGTCTGGCGGGCGGCATGTACCTGATTACCGACCTGCAGGGGTTGGCGGACAACGCGCAGGCCCTATTGATTGATCTGGTGTGTTCCGTGGCGATGTGTCGGTTGCTGCGTCGCCGTCCCAGCGATTCATTCGACGAACTGAGATCGAGCATCTGCCAAGAAGCCCGCCAACAGATCAACGAACTGCGTCAGGGGAAAGCAGTTTTCGGAAACACAAAAGACGCGACGGACGGCCAGGTCGCAGACACAACCGGAATCACAACGATCGACGTCAATAACCTGCATATGTGGCGGGATCAAACTCAGAACTATTACCCGCGTCGAAACCTGCCTTGCGGACAGAACTAAATGTCATCGGGATTCACTGGACTTTGCGGCAATCCAACGGATCAGGTCACCGTCCTGAACGCCGTGATTGCGTTGCTACAGGCCGGGGTGCCCAAGTTGGCGGGACCGAACACCTGTTTTTTGTCCATGGATACAGAACCACTCGGCAATCAGCGTCAAAACATCTACGGCACGGTTTGCCCGATGGGCGGCAGTTATGACGGCGAACTGTTTGATGGCGGCGCAGAAGCGGTTGAGCATTCCGGTGTGATCGTGACCGTCTTCAGCGCGATGAAGCTTGATCGTGCTGATGCTGACGTGGCAATGTTGACTGACGCAAGTCGCGGCCTCCTGGGGTTGAAGCAGCAGGTGCTGAAATCGCTCGTCGGAAAAATGCTGGTGGATCAGTCCTCCAATAACATTTTGCTCCGGCCAATGCGCCCACTTCAGGCAGATCATCCGAATCGACACAACGACACCAAAGGCAAGTTCAGCCTGATGTTCGAAACCATTTTCCAGTGGAACCTGAATTAGGCGCGCACCATGACAATTCCAACAGTCACTCCCTATTGCTTCGTGACCGCCGGTCCACTCCAGATCTGGACGAACACCGCCGCATCGAATGTGTTCGAGTATCTCGGCGACACGAAAGGCGGCGCGCGAATCACTGAACAGACTTTCAACGCCGAATTGAAGTCTGACATCAGTGGCGGTGAGCCGGGCCCACCGGCTGATTGGCAACTTCTCGGCGAATTACATCAGATTGAGCTTGAGTTGGCGCGATACACCGAAACTGTGTTGGCGAAATTGGAAGCCCGCGTCAACACGGGCAGTACGCGTTCGAAGGGCATGCTCATCGGCTGCTCTGGGGCACAGTTCAAGGTCGTACTGATTGGCTCTGGATTCGTCCGAAAATACACGAACGTATTCATCATCGAGCCGATTGATCGGTCACCGATCGGCACATTGACGCAATACCCAAGACTCGTTCTGACCGGTCTGGAAGATGCAAGTAATGTGGTATCCAGCGGAAACGGCGTGCCTTATGCCGCATCGCCCTATACCACGGCAGTCACCGTCGGATCAAACAGCGTCGCTTAATCGGATTGTGAATTGTGCTTTATCGATTGCTGATCTCGCTGGCTTATTGGATCGGGCTCGACCCGCGCGGGATCTTCGTTTACTTCGATGGTCGAAAATGGCGACGCGGTGACCCAGTTCGAATGGCTCGGCTGATCTGGTCGATACCGCGATTTGACGCCGATCAATGCCGGCAAACGATCGGCACAGCGACTGATGGACTTACACAGCTCGCCGCACTGGAACAAATCGGAGCAGCCGTGCGCGCGGCATGGCAAATCGAGTCACTTGAAGACGGCGGCCTGACCGACGCCGAATGCGATCGACTGCTGCAACGGTTCGACAATTACATCGGCGCATTAAAAAAAAATGGCAACCCGTCTCCGATTTCGTCGCCTGCTATGGTTCTGCCGGATGTTTCGGGCTTCGAGGTTATCGATCCTATGAAGCATTCGTCGGACTCTGGCTCAACCTCGAGCGGCAAAATCTTCGAAACGCCAGATTTATAGGGATGGGACAGGCTGCCGGCGCCGACCCCACCATCGAAATGTGTCAGGCATCCCACGAATCTCCAATCATCGGATTTCTTGAACACGAGGACCTGCGCCGGCTAATGCGATCAGGGAGGTATCTCGGATGAATTCCCTGTCGACCATCATCAACGTCATCAGCCAGGCGATTTCGATCCGTCTGATGCGCACGCTGTCGCAGCAGATTGAATCCAGCCGGCATGGACATTCTGCCGAACCGTCGGGGTTCCTCGGGACGTTGCTGCAGCGAGTGACTGGGATTCCCGCGCGCCAGACATTCGCCGACCGGATCGATTCCGACAAGTTCGAGCGCCGCGCCAAGAAGCGGTTGCTGAAATCGTCCACGCAAACCGCCTCAATGCAGCAGGCGCACGACGAAGCGGTGAGGAAATACGACCAGGCAACAAATGCCGTTCAGAATGCCGCCGCAAACCCACAAGGCCACAACCTGCAGGCCCTGATTGACGAGGCCGACAAATACGCCGCGGAATTGAAGGTGGCCCAGGCATCGCTCAAGAAAGCGACCGAAGCACATGACAAGCTGACCGCCGATATCGACGCAGAACGAAAACTGCAGCCAAAGGCGACGGGAAGCAGGCATAAGACATTCTTTGAGCGATTCATGCCCGGGCCGTCCGATTCAAACCGCGATCGCCTCCAATCGTCACTGGAATCCCATCAGTCTGCATTGAAAGATCAATCGAAGGCCGAAAAGGCTGTCGCCGCGGCACAAAAGGAATTCGACGATGAGAAGTTGAAACCGACCGGGAAGGATTTGGCCAAGCTCAAAGATGCCGTTGACGCGTTGCAAAAGGCGTTCGCGGCGGCCACGCAGACAGTGCACAAGTCAGCCGACTCGCATCAAAAGCTGGAAAAGGAAGTCGCCCGGCAAACAAAGTGGCAGGGTGATCGGTCGCGATCAAGCTGGACTCATCCCGGTCAGTATCTCTCCAAGGCAAAGCAGAGCCTGCGCATCGCCCAGCGTCAGTTTCAAAGGTTCCAGCAGGCGCGATCAAAGTCTGGCGTGGCAAAAGGCGCCTTCCAAGCGGCCAGTCACCTGCATCAGATTGCACAGGCTGCTCATAACACGGCGCGGCAACGATTCCGCAACGCCATGGCGTTGATGAGGGCCGGGAAAGGCACGCGAGCCCAAGCGATCCAAGCGGCGAACGTGATGTGGATCACCGGGCAAAAGCTCGCGGCGGCTCAAGGTGCAAAAGCCACCGCTGGCGTGGCTGCACAGGCTGCACGTCGACTGGCAACAATCGCTGGCGCTCGTGCTCTCGTTGGCGGTGCCAGAGTTGCCGCTGCGGGCGGTGAGGTCGGACTTGCTGCCGCTGCCGCTGCCGCACTGGTCGCAGTGACCGTCGGAAAAGTGAAGTCGTGGGTCGATCAGCAGTTGGCGAAGGGTGAACAGCGGGTTCAAGGACTGCTGACGAACCGGGCCCAGTACAGCGGCGCTCTGTCGGGTGCGATTGCTCAATACCAAACGCAGGACTGGCGACTGAACCGCATGACGGCGCAGCAGACATCGTCATCGGCTGTGGGCGTGGTCAAATCGACGATGGCGTTGAAAGAAGCCCAGCAACCACAGAACGCCGCATGGGAAGATATCACGAATAAGCTGACGGCAGCCGGTATCGATACGGCCACGATGCTGCAGAAGATCATCAATGAGATCGACTTTGTTACGCCAATGGTGGCAACGATGGTCGATTATCTGTCGCAGTTGCCGTGGATCAGGAAAAACACTGACAAGGGCGGCGAAGTCAATCAGGGAATCGAAGCGTTTCGGACATTGTCCACGATCAACAACCAGTTTCGTAATCAAAAGGCATTTCCGCCTTTACCGCCGATCAAGAGAAAGTAATTCGCGATGGCTTCCGGCCTGAGCTATCTCACCTATGGCAACGTGACCCTCTACCGTGTGGTAACGCACGAAGTAGCCCAGGAAGTCGTCTTTGATGAATCGCGAACTGATGAGATTTACACCAAATACACTGTCAAGGTTTCTGGCTTCCTGCACGGCCATTTGGATTGGCTTTTCCAGTATCAGGCCCCACCAGTCGACACACTGAAAAGCGGCAGTGCGGCGGCGGCCCACCAGGCGGTCCGATTTCAATTGATCCCACGCCAGGCATTCGCTCTGGTGGTTGGCGCGAACAATGATTACACGGGTGGCGTCACTCTGCTCGCATGCAATCCTGCGCCACTGAACATGCTCCCGCCGCCGGGCTCGGATGCGAATATCAACCTGAAGCAAATCGATCTCTGTAATGGTCCCAGATGCACGAGCTTTGTTGTCACCAGAATTACGGGCGATGAAGTTCACGCCGTCGATGCGACGTTCGAAATCTGCATGCTCGAATGCGACGCCAATGGATACGTGACGAGCAATTCCTACGGAATTCTCTCAAATCGTTGGTCAACTCAGGACTCTCTCGACGTCAACATGCGCACTGTTCGCACATATACCGGCGTCATGGTCGTTGCCAGCGCGAACATCGACGCGCAACAACTGCGATGGGTCGTCGCACCGCCTTTGCAGCCGCTCTTTCGGCGCGATCACATGGAGTTTCTGTGCACTGAAGATGCGTTGAAAATTCGCTGGACCGTTGTTGATGTGGAAATCGCGGCCGCAGCTCCGTTCCCGGCTCGCAAATGGGAAATCAGGCACACAGTCGGGATGAATGGTGCCAATGGTCAAAAGCTGGCAACCGGGCATATTGACTTGATGCTCGAAGCGGATTCTGCCGTCAACAAAGCCGACCTGATCGAAATTGCCATCTGGGTCATGACTCAAAAGCTGTTCCAGAAGACACCGGCACAACTCGCCCGGGCCGATTCGAGCTACATCGTCGATCAAATCCAATTCACGGACTGGATTGGCGACGTCAACCGCATTTCCGCGTCCGCTGACGTCCATATCATCAACGACGTCTCGAACGGGCTCTGGCTCGCATTTCCGCAATTCGGCAAGCCGATCGATTCCACGATGTTGCCGCCGCCGTTGGACGGCACTGGTGGTGGCGTTGGGGCAAATGCACCGTATAACGCGGGGACAGGCGATAAATACAATCGCGCGGTGTCGTGGGGCGGCTATTCTGGTCAAATCCCAGACGTTCAGGGGCCTGCAGCAGTCGTTGGAATCTTCGCCTGCTTTCTGCAGAACCCATGCGATGACTTCCACCAGATCTTGAAGCCGACAACCGTCATTCCGTCGTCACGGACCAGCAAGCAATCGAACGATCAACAGGTTCCCTACACGGCGACGACAACCAGCGACGTCGATCAGGTCACAAATCCTGTCTATTCCGACTCAATGGCAACAGCGGCCTACAAATTCTGGCAGATTGATACCACCTACCGCCGCAAGCATCGCATCGCCTCAATGCCGATCGCCAATTCGGCTGGCGGAACGAATCCAACAACCGCCTTTTGCACCATGTCGCCGCCGCAAGCCAAGTTACTAATCCGCGTCCATGCGGAACGAGTGGGTGACTGGCCGGAATTTCCTGATCCGGAACAGATCTGCAGCAGTTGGACATGGCCGGTTGGCGTGCTACCGGTCGTTTTGGACTATTGGTTAAAGCCCGGTACACCAAACTTCACGTCGTCTGGTCAATCGCTCTATCGCGCGTCGATGGTGATCGTGCTGGGGTTGTCGCGACCGCTCACGCCGACCGAAGCCCTGAACATCGGCAACGACAAATGGACCAATATCGGCGTTGTCCAGACCAGCAGCACTTTGACCAACTCGACGTGGTGACATCATGCCCAATACTCGCACTCTCAATTCGTTCGTTCTCAATAATTCGCTGAAAGTCAACGAAACGACGACGATTGTCGATCCAACGATGGTTGGTCCGTTGCCGGGCGTTGCTGGACTTGGCAATCAGTACAATCTCAACGGGACATCAACCCCGCCGGTCGGTTACACGTGGCATAATCAGGTCGTTCTCGTGCCCGGAAGTTCAAGTTCGTCTGGATCAAGCCCCAGTTCGAGCTCGTCTGGTGGCGGCGTGTCCGGATCTTATTTGATGGATCTGATGAATCTACCAGACCCGGTCCTTGGAAGTGTGAGCGGAAACGGCAACCCGGTAACCGTGATGCATTGGGACGCGATGAGAACCAACAAAGGCCCAATCATCGTGCAACCCGGAACGGGCAATGGTTATTCCGGCTGGGGACTTGGGCTGATCCTGTATCCCGGCGACATTGACAACCTGATGAAAAACGGCACGCCGAACGTCTCTTCGACATCGCGGTACCTACTGCTCACGGGAACCGCTGGCGACGCGATCGACGTTTGCATTGCCTTTGGATGATCTTGCAGAAAAATGTCCATCAATTTTGCTGGTTATGACCTGGAAATCGAAGACCTGCCCGGAGCGCTCCGAAGGCAGCTCAATGATTATTTGGACGAAAACTTTGCGTCGATCTTCTGTCTGCCAAACACGGCGATCAATGAAGGTCGGTACGTCAGTCAGCTCAATCCGCCGATTCCATCATCGCCATCAACGCCGACTTCAGGCTGGCCGCCGAACAACACTCTGACTGTCCGACGAGTCGGTATCCCCGTCGGCAATTATCCCGCGCCGCCAAAGCCGAAAATCAATTCGCTGTACTGGCCGACAGGGGCAACGCGGTGGGCTCACGGTCTGTTTTTGGTTCGCGCATCGCTCGTGCCGTACCTAATCGCAGCTTGTGCCGGTGGAAACCCCGCGACACTCAACATCGACGCGCCGATCGCGAATAACTCGTCCTACGCGACCGGCGTTTCAGCAGCGATGTACATGCTTCCGCCCAGGCCGACGACAACCATCATCGGCAGCAGCGAAACTCTCTGGCTGGTGCCACTTGTGGATGCTAGGTTCTTCTGGCAGTGGCAATACGTCCAACAATACACGCCAGCATCATGGGGCGCGGCGCTGGCCGCAATCCAGGGCCGATCCGGGGCAGACACACCGAATATCGGCACGGCAGTATCCGGCAATTACGGCGTTCCGTCCGCGCTGGAATTTATGCGCGAGTACGAAAACTGTGCGATGCTGGTCGATGCCATCGCCCTGACCCTACAGCGGCGCCTTGTCGGCATCCCGACTCTGACAGGAAATCAATTCACGCCGTACGTGACCCAAGATCCGAATTCGGCGGCAACAGTCGCAGCGGCGAATCTCGCAGCGGGCTATGCAATTTCAGCCGGGGGCGATTTTTCGTCGCAAGCCGTAGCGCTCGGCGATATCCCGTCCAATGTGGTGATCACTTTCACTGACACGTCGCTCGATCGAGTCGGCGGATGGTCCACCGCTCCCACAACGCCGACAGTTACTGCCGGCGGCGAAAAGGTCTTTCACTGCTCAATGGTCCGGCAAAGCGGTATCAGCGGTGCCGGGCAACTCATCCGCGGCTTCGAGGCTAATCTGGCAACTCAGGTGGCTGCCGATTACAGCACATGGTTTTCGCTGGGTTATGACGTCACTTACTCAGGCATCGTGCCCTGGGTACCAAACGGTTTTGATGATTATGTTCGCTGGGAAGTCGGCGTCGTACGCGATGGGCGCCGCAAGCGAGATGTTGCGTTCACGCGTGCCTGCAGTATGCCACCGAACTTCGGTTGCGAATGCCTGCCGATCGATCCGGGCTCATCATCCTCAAGCTCGCCAAGCAGTTCTCAGTCGTCGTCCAGCTCCATTTCAAGCAGTCCCAGCAGCAGCCCGAGCAGCAGTCAATCCAGCCAAAGCAGCCAATCGGTCAGCCCTTCATCGAGCAGCCCGAGTCCGTCGTCGTCAGGCTCTCCATCGCCAAGTTCGTCGTCGCCAAGTTCCCAGAGTTCCGGAAGTTCGCTCAGTTCTGGCAGCTCCGGAAGTTCCGCGCCGTCGTCAGGAAGTTCTGCAGCATCATCTGGTGGTTCATCGAATCAATCATCAGGCCAGTCATCTGGCAGTTTCGTCGGTTCGAGCAGCGGTACATCGTCCGGCAGCGGTGGATCCAGTGCGGCAAGTTCTGGTAGCGGGAGTGGATCGTCATCGAGCGGAAATAATTGCTGTGTGAACGTAGTGACCTCCGTGTCGTGCAGCGGAACAAGCCTCAGTGTCACCACACAACAACTATGCATCTCCGGTGGATGCCTGACACTCACTTGAGACCCTGTCATGCCGACGACCGTCTATTCCAGTTGCTCGCTACCATGCTGCTCGTCGGGCAGTTCGTCCAGCTCGAGCAGTTCGTCGAAATCAGGCAGTGGCGGTTCATCGAGTTCCACCAGCTTGCGATGCGGAGTGAACTTTGCTCCGGGTTGCGGGTTTGATCCGCACCAATACATGCTCGACACGACCGGTACCGCATTGACAAATGGGACATGCGCAGGTTGCGCGGCCGCGTCGGGAACATTTACGCTGTGTCGTGATGACGTCTGCACACCCGTCGGACAAGATTTGTCGACCTGCTGCTTTTACGGTCCCGCGATGAATGTATGCCCTGCAGGCCAAATGTGGCAGTGGCAATTGTGCCTTTTGGGGCCATTGCTCGGAGTCTGGACATACAAGCTCAGTCTCGTTGGAGTAACCACGGGAATCACCGCGTTTCTATACGAGGGCACAGCCAACAATTGCAATGGCTGCTCGAACTTTGTTCTAAACGCCACCAATCTATTTATTTGCAACCTGCCAGGACGCCCAGCATGGACTCTCACAGTAATCTGACCTGCGATGTTGCTATCGGGGTGGCCCTGCACATCCGCGGCACAAACCCCGTTCAAAACACGGATCACTCAATCAACGAGGCCCTGATGGTGATCGACTGTTGCCGTCAGAATGAACGCTTCGATCTGGCGCAAGAAGTTCTGGACATGTTGAAATCAGTGCCAGCCGCGACAAACGTGCGAAATGCCCCCCTAATCCTCAAGCAACGCCAACTGATCGATGAGAAATCGACGGCTCAGGAATTCGTGATCGTTTCAGCCGCCGCGCCGACACCGCAGCCCGATCTCCCGCCAATCCTGATTCGCGGCCTGAACTTCGCCGCCTCAATGGCCCGTTGGACACTGTCTGGTTTCGCGATGGCCACCGAAGAAACGATCTCCAAACGAGTCAAAATCTGTCAAGCTTGTCCATGGTATCGCAACGAACGCTGCGGGAAATGCGGCTGTTGCATTGAGAACGGAATCATCGTCAACAAGACCAGTTTAGCTACAGAAACATGCCCGGAAGGGTATTGGTAGGTAGAAAATGCTTGACATTCTGAATCGACGTTCTTAGGCTTTCACTCGTTCGAGCTATCAGAACAACTGGGGCTCGGAAGTCTGTTGCGAATCTTCGCGGCAAATTTCCGAGCCCTTTTTTATTTCGCCAGTCGCCAGAATCGCCATGCCGAAAAAGAAAACAAACGCTGCCGCGCGTCCACATCGCAAGAAGGTGGAACGACTGCCAATCACCACTGATCCCGCCGCGACGTTGCATCAACTAGCCTCAACTCTGCCCGCAGAACTCCTGCAGGAACTCGCCAAAGCGATCGAATCAAAACGCTGGCTGGTCGCA